ACAGGCTTATTGCATTTCATTTTAGATTTATCTGCCATATTATCTAATTTTAAATTCGTAAAATACCCACAATCCAATTGGTATCAATAACCAAAGTAACCAAAGTTGTGGATTAGAAGTTTTCGTTATATCTTTAACTTTTCTGTTTTCGGTTACTTTTGTGTCTTGTACTGTTAACTCGTTTTTAGACACTTTTATATCTTGGACTTGTATAGTGTTGTCTTTTGTCTTTTTGTAGCTTAAAACAACGTTTCTGTAACTTATACCATTTACTACAATATCCTTGCAAGTATCTAATGGAGTAATAGTAAACTCATCAGTTGTAATGTCGTTTTTAGTTTCAATCTTTATATCTTCTTTCGTCACTATTTTAGTGTAAATTTGGGACAAAGAATCTTTCTTAACCTCATCTATAATTACCTTACGAGTACCGCAAGATGATAACAATGTAATTACAATTGATGCTAATAAAACTGCTAACCAAAAGGATAAAACTCCTTTATTCTTTGAAATAGTTGTCTGCTTCATATATTCTTCGTCTAGTTAAACCTGCTAATTTTTTTGTTCCTACTTTATCCCATTTTAAAAACTCTGTACGTATAGCTGGGTCTTTATAATTTGCATTTACCTTCTTTAATAATGTACTTCTCATAAAATTAGCTACTCCTACATTATAAGCAAATGAAACTAAAGAGTTAAATTGATTTTGATTTAATGGAGATGTAACACAAGCTGAAACTCTTTTTGCAAATTTATCAGCAATATCTTTAAACATATCAAATGCTTCAGCTTTACTTATTTCCTTATCTACCATAGTAACTTTTCGCCCATCTGCATAAAATGTGTTTCCGAACCCAATTGTCGCTAATTTAGCAGGGCATAGGTATGGTTTAGCACTAAATCCTTCAAACTCGGTAATAATAAGATAGCCTTTATTGTCCAGTTTCATCTTTTACTTTTTTATTAAATGATTCATATATTTTTACACCAGTATATACAATAGATAGCAATAATAACATTATCTTTAACGTATTCTCTATGTTAGTGAACGTTATAACCATTGTAAGCGAATTAAGTAGGTACAGTTTAGCAGATTCCATTTTTAACTTTTTAATTTTGTAACTATATCGGTAACTCCTTGAATGCTTACATATGCAGTTGCTATTACTACCCAATCTTGAGATGTTAAATCCCCAGCGAATAAGGCGCAACAAGCTATAACAAACACCATTAATTTGCGTGAGATAATTTTATTTAATATTTTATCTAAATTATTCATAGTTGGGATTGATTAATAACTGGAGATGTACTTATATATTCTTGACCTAACTCAAGCATCCTATCAATTAAATCTTGTTCTGTTTCAAAATACTGAAGAAATGGTTGTCCTGTTGTTACAGTTTGATTTTCTTGAATACTACCATAATGAAATACATTTATCTCGTTATGTGCTAAATAAAAATTGTTCATATTATTTGTTTTTAAATTCCTCCTCCGTCAACTATTGTCCAACCACGACTTACTAAAATAGCTCTACCTGCACCGCCACCTGCTGTTGTATAATTTGCAGTACCAAAAGAAATGTTTAGATTTGATTGCGATGGTCTACTACTCCAACCACTATAAATTGCATCTAAATTAGCTGCTGAAAATGTTGCGGGTGTTTTACCTGCCATAAAACTTGTAAAACTTGTAACTGCTCCAATATTCCAGTTGCCTATATCTTGATTAAATGCAATAGCACCATCAAACATACTTGCCATATTAGTAACATTACTCACATTCCAATAACTTATATCTTGGTTAAATTGTGTAGCACTAATAAATAAATTAAACATTGTAGTAACATTACTTACATTCCAATTGCCCATTTGGGTATTAAAGTTAGTACATCCAAAAAACAAAGACGCAATATTAGTCAAATTACTTACATCCCAATTATTTAATAAATTAACTTTTAAATTAGGAATGTTGCCAAACAACGCAAGCATATTAGTTAAATATTTAGTACTTAATGTATCTCTAACATTTGATAAATCTAAATTAGTACAACCAGCAAATTGTTGACCATTAGTTGCATCATTAATTAATTCCAAACATCCAAATCTTTTAATTGATTGTATTTTTGGTTGTTCATTAGTTAATCCAAAAAATGACCATCCTATACATACTCCAGTTATTCTAATTGTATAAGTACCAACTGTTCTGTATGTATGTGTACGAGCAACTGTTTCTCTTACATAAATTTGAGCAAAAGATGTAACATAGTCTTTTTGACCATCGCCCCAATCTACTAAAAAGTTATAAGTTCCTGTTGAAACTAATGGCAATTGAACTGTTGTGGTTGCAGCCACTGCCGCATTTGTTTTAACGGTAAATATGAATGTATTAGCTTCACTAATTATTTGCTCATTATTTAGCGTACCAGTTGATGCTCCAACGAAAGTTGAAGGATTAAATACTCCTGTCGATACTCCTAAATCTATACCATTACTTTGCATATACTATACTTGATAATCAGCTCCGTGACAAGTTACAAAAACTTTAAATGTAGTTAGAGATGCAAGATTTACAAATTTCAATTTATCTCCGCCTTGTAACGGTATATATCTTTTACCTGTGTTATCAAGAGGAAGTCCTGCTATATTTACACCATCTAAAAAATCTATATTTCTTGTAGCTGTTACGTTACCAGCACTAATAGCAACTGGAGATAATCCTAATGGAACTACTGTTGAACCTCTTAATATGTATGTAAAAATATTAGTAACTGCTGTATTATTTGAAGATGCCATAATTGAGTACACTCTACCTCCTAATGAAGCTGCTGTATAAGCTTCAACTCCGTTTAAGTCTGAACCTAATGTGCCTACTGTTGTTCCTTGTACTATTGCTGTTCCGCTATTTGGAACATTTGCTAAAACTGGGATTTGCCCTGCTGTTAATGCCATAATTTTTTATTTTTAATAATTATATAATGTTCTAAAAGCTGTTGTCAATAAATAATCTAAATCATCAACTGTTGCTGAAATTGTTACATTACCACTTCCTAAAATACTATTTCCGTTTATAGATTTAATATTTACAGTAGACTGCAAAGTATCTTGTTTTAAAGCCAAAGCATCAAACACTGCGTCTTGGCTTGGTGCAGTTGCAGTTACTCCATTTGTAATGGTTTGAACTACTTTAGCATCAGCAATAGTTTGAACTTGAGCATCAGTTTGATAACCACTTGGATTTGTTGCGTTATAAGGTGTAAATCCTAAGGCAGTTTCAACTGTTTTATTTTCCCATATATCTGTTGCAGATGTATAAGATAAAACATTGTTATTTGCAGCAGTTGTTATTTTTACATTGTGTAGTTCGTCTAACTCATAACCGTTATCTACTTTGACAAAAATAGTTCCTTGTGTTATGTGTGCCGAAATTACATATCCAATAATTATTAAATGATTTGGAGCAGTTGGTTTTACTTTTGTAATTTGACCTGCAACTGTTGGACTTAAATATAAAATGTCTCCATCTAACCACGTTTCACTTTGTAAAGAGCCTGTTGTATTAATACCTCTAACTATTCCACTTGTTGTAACAAATCCCTCTGCGTTATTTGCTATTGTTTCAGTAACTAATCCTATTGTTTCGGAACTTAAAACATCATTAGTAGCTTGTGCTAAATCAACTTTTATTCTTTGACCTTGAGCACCTGTTATTCTTACTGCTTGATAATTAGCTTCTGATAATGTTATATTAGTAGCAGTTTTATTAACTACTCTTACAACTTGTTCTTGTCCTATTTGTAAAGTAACATTTCCACCTTTTAATCTTAAATCTAATGTGCCATCTGTATCATTGTAGTACATTGAACCAGCGGTAGTAGGAATATTAGTTGGTGTATTATCAAACTCTAAATTTCCTAATTGAATACCAAACTCTCCTAAATTTACATCAGATACTGCTCCTGTATATGGAACTGAATTAGCTATTTTTGTTTTTTCATCAGCACTTAATAAACCTGCATTTGTACCATCAGCCAAAGGTATAGTTGCACTACTACCAGTACTACTTGTTACAGTACCAATAGTTGTAGAAGGCGTATAACCTAAATTTGTTGTACCTGTTGGAGTATCAATTTCTACATAATTAGTTCCATTACCTTGTAATATTTTGCCATTTGTTGCAGTTGATGGATATTTACCTAATTTTGTTTTTTCAGCGGTTGTATAATCATTTAAAGTAGCTCCTGCTAAAGTACCATTTCCTAATGGAATAGTTGCATCTGTTCCTGTATCGCTATTAATCGTAAAGTTAGTAGCAGTTTGAGTTGGAGATAAGTTAGTAGTACTTACAATAGATGTAGTTGGAATAGTAGTTCCATTGTCTAATAATAAGTTATTTCCATTGCCACCCAATTTTACAAATGAATTAGCAGTAATGTTTTTAGTTGTAGTTGCTCCTACATCTGTAACTGCTTGTAAGTCTTGTATTCCTCCTGCACCACCTGAAATAGTTATCTTATTAATATTAACAATATTAGTAATAGGCTCAACTTCAAAACTTACTGAGTTTACACTTTGAAATACATTTATGTCTATTATATCTGCCATTACCTTGTTACATCATTAGTTATAATAAAATCTCCTTTGATTAATGTTTCAATCTCTCCACCGATATTAAATTCCATATCATAGACATAATTACCAGCTTGAATATCAATCATTTGTGTATTAATTTTAAAAGAACCTGTGGCAGCATTTGTAATGGTAATACCTGCGTTAGCAACAGAAGTTAATTCCAAATAAGAAACACCATCTTTTTCTTTTCTTAACTGCATACGAATAATCGCTCCTGTTAAATTCTGTGCGACTCCATTAAGTTTATATACCATAGGTATTTGCTTAAACGTATCGCCTTTATAATGCTCTATATTTGGAAATTCTACTGCCATTATCCTTGTCCTTTATATTTTTTAGTATAATTCTTTGAACTCTTTAAAGATGACATCTTTGTTTTAGCGTGTACACCTTTTCTTCTTACTTTAACCTTAACCTTTTTAGATTCTTCTTTTGCCTTTGCCATTAGTTACCTTCTAATACGTTAATCCTTGCTGTTAATTCTTGTATTGCTTTAATCATTGGAGCTATAAGTTCTGTATATCCAATTGATAAAACATCTTGCCCCCCAGTAACTTTGTGGTCTTGGAATCCTCCAAAATCAACTCCACTTGCTTCGATTACATCCTGAACTTCTTGTGCTATTAAACCGTGATGATAACGAGTTCTTATATGAGTTCCATCGTGAGTTATGTTATCTAATTTAACAGATTCTAACCATTCATCCATTAATATTTGATGAGCTTCTTTTTCTTCTTCTGTTGCATCTTCTTCTAATGGATTTGGCATTTCAGATTTATAATCTTCTCGCATATCCCATTTATAATCAACAGGTCTTAATTGATTTATAAAATCTAACCCTAATATAGTATCTCTAATATCTGTTTTATCTCTTTCATCTGAACGGTTCTGTAATGCTCCATTAGTATAGCAGGTTGTTGCTCCTGAACCTAATTGAATTTGGTTATCTGCTGTTACTTGTGCGTTATATCCTAATCCACTAATATTAAAAAATGTTGTATTTCCATTTAAAGCTCCGTATCCAACTGCTGTGTTATTTCCTGCTGTCAAGTTATTTTCTAAAGCTCCATATCCAATAGCTACGTTTTGCTGTCCTGCATAATTCTTATATAATGAATAATCCCCTAATGAGGTATTTCCTCCAACAGTTTGACCTGATTCTTGTGAAGAAACTCCTACTGCTACATTATAATATCCTGATGTATTAGCATTTAAAGCGTACGCACCAATTGCAACATTTGAATAACCAGTTGTATTTTTTAATGCACCACCACCTACCGCTGTATTATTACTTGCATTCGAACCAGTAGCAAATCTCATTGCGTTAGAGCCTACTGCCGTATTATAACCTCCACTTGTACTTGCGTTTAATGCCCCCCATCCAACAGCAGTATTATCACCACCTGTTGCGTTAACTAATGTATCTTGACCTATTGCCGTAGAGCCATAATTACTTGAACCACCTCCTTTTCCAACTGTAATACCCCCATTACTTCCAAAGACCATATCCCCATTACCTAATTTAGTAGTGGTTGTAAACATATTGTTTATTTTAGTAAATGCAGTATATAAAGTATCTCCGTTACCTGAGTTAGCTGTATTAAAATCTATGCCTAATGCCATAATATAATTTTTTGTAAAGTTACGAAATTTTCACGTTAGTTGTTGACTGCCAAAGTGAATTTTATTTTACCAAAGTTCTCTTGTTGCGTTAATTCGGGTATTTTAACCGTTTCAAATAAATAATATCTTGTGTTGCCAATATACAAATATGGACTTTCTAATATTTCAGCAGTCATAATCAAATCTTCCATACTCATAAACTCTGACTCGTACATCTCTAAACTTTTAGTTTTTATTGCTTGATTAACCGTTCTGCCTGTTGATGATTCGTAATATGTAGTAAGTTCAGTTTGTTTTGATTTTTGTCTAAACCAAGTTTTTAATCCTATTGTTTCATATTGATTTGATGCCAAATCTTTATATGTAAAATTAGTTATATTGTCCTCATCTAATGAGGTTATGTAAAATGGATTTGTATAACGTGTTGTTGTTCCGTTTGTGAATTTCAGATAAATCAAGTCATTACCGAAATCTTGTGTTGGAGTTATAGACCACCAATATGTTCCATTTGCATTCTCATCGACTGATACAGTACTATTGTTACTAACATAATAAGTTGTATTGTCAGCATATATAGTTCCTAAATAAATAATTTCTACAAGTGAAAACAATAAATATCCCAATACGGAATCGTCAGCAACTTTTAATACAGATATTGTATATCCATTACCTAATTCTATTCCAACAGATTTTTGAGTATAAGTATTGTTAAGAAGTAATTGAATACCTCCAAACTCATAAAACTTATTTATCTGACTATCTCTGAAATAAAGAGCCGATGTCTTTGATGTATATAAATTTATCGCACTCATCTATTTATTGTAAATTTAATTTTACCAAAGTTTTCTTGTTGCGTTAATTCAGGAAGTTTTACAGCTTCAAACAAATAACATATTGAATTATTTATAGCTAAAAAAGGACTTTCTAATGTATCTGTAACCATAATTAAATCTTCCATACTCATAAACTCAGATTCATACATATCTAAATCATGTGATTTTATGGTTTTAGTAACTGTGTTCCTTGTTTTAGTTTCGTAATATGTTGTTAATTCTGATTGTCTTGATTTCTGTCTAAACCATACTTTTAAATTAACAGAATATGGGTCATTAATAAGATTATCTCTATATTCTATTCTTGTCGTTTTATCTTCATCAAGTGCTGTGTAATAAAAAGGATTGCTATAAAGAAATCCTCCACTATAAGTAAGTCTTAAATATATTAATTCATTACCATAATCGTAAGGCATTATAGAATCAACTGAAAATTCAAGACCATAAGACTGTGCCTGTATGTATAAACTTAAATTATTTAACAAAACGCCATCTCTCACCCTAAATGATTCTACTTTTGTAATTGTATAAGAATAAGTATAAGGCTGTAAATAATAACCACTTGGAAGAAGTTGTATTCCTCCAAACTCATAAAAACTGTTTCTTTGGCTATCTTTAAAATAAAGAGCTTTTGCCTTTGTCGTGTATAAATTTATTGCACTCATAATTAATCTTTTATTAATCTTACTGAAAAACCATTTTTCTTATCGGAAGAACTATTCAACATTGAACTACTATCAAAAAACGAAACTATTCCATAAGCATCAGTTGTATCTAACTCAAAAGAACTCCAAAAATGACTATATTTTCCTATATTATAAGATATTCCATCGAAATATCTAAATCCTGCTGGTAATGCTGTAAATGCACTTTCATTTGTTGCTTCTGTATTAGGAGTTAGCCAATGCGATAATCCAGTTTCTTTTATTTTACCACCAGCTATACCACTACCCCCTAAATAATTAATTAATGTAGTCCATTCTGTATCTGAAGGAATGTGATACCCGAGTGGAGCTAATTTTCTACTATCATTAACAGCATACCAATTGTAAAGTTTACCGTAGGTAGCTTCAGTTGTAGGGTCGTTATTATAATAGCACCAAGCTCCTGTTGTTAATCCTGCCCAAGCAGTAGGGTCTGTAACTTGAGGTATCGCTACTCCATTTCTATAAGTAGATACATTTAGATTCCTATTAGTCCATTTTTGCGTTCCAATAACTACATATTCTTTTAATAATCTTACTGACATTCCAACGTCTTTTGTTCTTACGGTTGGGTATCCCATATTTATATTAGAATTTTCAACTTTTACTCTATTTGCAAATAAGGTATTAACACTTGTTGAAGTCCACCAAGTTGCAAGTGAACCTATCTCAAAAAATGAGCCTGAATATCTTTCTCCTGATGGAACTGCTGTAAAACCACTTTCATTAGTAGCTCCTGTATTAGGACTTGTCCATAAGCCATCTCCTGTTGTTAAATCTCCTTTTGATTTTATTTTTCCTCCACAAACACTCTCTCCTCCTAAAAAACTTGTTAAAACAATAAATTCAGCATCTGTTGGAACATAATAACCTAATGGGGCTAACCCTCTTGAATCATTCACAGCATACCAGTTGTACATTTTACCATATACAAGTCCGTTAGCTGATAAGTTAGAATACCAACACCAAGCTCCTGTTGTTAATCCTGCCCAAGTAGTTGGGTCTGTAACTTGTGGTATAGTATCTCCATTTCTATATTTAACTACATCTAAGTTCTCAACCATCCAAATTTGATTTCCAATTTGAACATCAGTAACTCCACCTAAAAAACTTATTTCTTGTCCGTAACTTGTTCCATTTGCGTTTGTAGCATAAGATTTTGCGTAATAATTTGTAAATTGAATTAATGGAGACATTAAACTCGTAAATGCAGCATATCCTGTTCCCTCATTTGTTTTTGTACTTAAAGCAATAGTTGGATTTGTGCTTGTGTTCCATACCACTCCTTTTGCTGTTATTGCTGAATATCCATCTGATAATAAACTTCCTCCTGATAATTCAGTAGTACCTGACTTTGGAGACACTGACTTTGTTTGAACCGTAGGTACAAATGATGATGTAAATTTTTCTTCTGCTTTTATAGTTAATTCCTTACTTAAATTTTCATACTTCATATTAATTGGATAAAGTTTAATCTCTAACCCATTATTATCGTAAGTCTTAATATATCCTCTTGTACTTCTAACATTGTTTTGTAATGCTATATAGTCTGAATATTCAACATTTGCAAATACTACATCATTATAAATAAAAGGACTTAAAGTTGGAATTGTATCAATAAATCCAGTTGCTATATCATCTCCTTCTTTTAATTTAATACTATTATAAGTTGCTGTAAATCCTTTATTATTTTTATACGAACTTAAACTTACAGGAAGTATTCTACTGTATAAATTACAAGTAGCTAAATATTTTCTCCAATAATTATAAATATTTCTTTTTATTGAATATCTTAAATTTGAAAAAGCATTTCCATCAATTATAGACCCTTGCTCAATAGTTATTCCATTGCTAGTGTATGATGTGTAAGGATTTATAATAGGATTTAATGAATAGTCATAAGTAGTTGCTTGAACGCTTGATTCATTATCGTCACTTAATCTTTTTAAGTCCATATAAGTACTTGAAGTTTCTATTACCTCATATTTTCCATTATTATATAATGAAGTAATAGTCAAAATAGCTCCAACAGTAGGCGTAGCGGTAGCAGACCAAGTACCTGTTATTCTTGTTAATCTTAATTTTCTTACTCCTAATGGAGCGATTCCTGTGCTTGTGAAATCGTAAAACAAAGTAGTAGCCGACTGAGTTCCATTAACAGTTGTATTTGTTGTTGTATTTTTAAAATCAACATAATCATAAGTTGTTGAAATGGTAAGTGGAAACTCAGGTGTTGGAGGTGTAATTTTTTCTAATCTAATGTAAGTAACTGCGTTTTCAGCAACAACTTCAGATATCTTTGTAATTGATTTTATAAAATAACTACCATTATTTAAAGAACTTGTTATGGTAAATTTATCACCAACGGTTAATGGTAGTAATGCCAAGTTTACATTAATACTTCTTAATGCTAATGTTTCTGTATTTCCATCATATTTATGATAAACACTAAGGCTTGATTGCTTTACTTGTTCTATTGTTGTTTCTGAATCTATTATAAATAAAGAATCATCATTTTGAGATGAAGTTGTTGAGGATAAATCTATTGCCTTCCTTCTGCTTTCTTCAATAAAAAATGAATCTCTTATCCATTCAATAGAAATATCTTTTTTATTCTCTACGTTTTTATTTTTTAATACCCATTTAGATTCTCCATTAACTACATCATAAGAGTTTAATATTTCATTTTCTTTTTGCGATTGAAATTTCTTATATCCATAATTAAACTCATTAATCTGAAATCTTGAATTAAATGTTTTGTTAAAAGATGAAAATTGAACGTCAGGAAATACCTTTATTTCATTATTTGTATAAAAGTCATCTTCAGTTCCGAAGAATATTTTAGTACCATCTTCATAATCAGTTATTTGCCAATCAATATTTAACTCTACAAGTGATTTTTCTAAATCTTCTAATGATATTAAGAAAGGTCTTTTAACTATCATAGGACGAGGTACGTTTACTCCGTCATCAATTATCTCAGTTACTTCAACTATTTGTCTTAAAAAGTTGCCATTTACTAATCTATTATAATAAAAATCCCCACCAATATCGAAACGAGGTGCATATATATCTAATCCTGATATTGATTTAACAACTTGTCGCATTACATCAAACAGACTAAATGATAAAACAACTGAATTTACAGAATCAACAGATGCTTGAATCTCAAAGCTCATTGCTGTTTGCTTATATTTAACCTCACTTACACCACCTCCTGAATGATGTAAATCCCAATAATGATATAGCCAAAGACTATGGTTTTGAGGTATTGATGCAATAGTTACGGTTTCTGCTAAAGTATAATCTTTTTGACTACCACCATATCTTAAATCAAAATCTGTATTCGGAAATTTATATTCTGTTGAGGCAGCACTTGTAAAATCCGCTCCATATCTATATGCAAAATAACCATTAACATCTCCAGCACCTGAAGAATATCCATTCCACCAATTAGTTCCTCTGTTATTTAGATACAAACTTACTGAAATTTCAGATATTCTTAACTTTATATCTTTTAAATCATTTTTAGCTGTTAAAATCCTTGTTCCATCAACGTCTCCAGTATTAGAAGCCCCATAAGATGTAGGAACGGAATCATCATATAATTCGCCAATAAAATTATAATATGCTTGTTTATCACCACCTGTGTCCATAGCAGTATAGTAATCGAATCCATTATTTCTCCACCTTGAATTTTCAGTAATAGGCTTGGAAATCATTACCATATTTTGAGTAGGCAATGGAGCAATGTAATTCCCATCTACATCTTTATCACTAAATAAATCAATTTTAACAGACTTTCTTCTCTTTACTATCTGTTTAGCTGACTGCTGAATAACTTTGCATTTAAAGTACTCGAAATCGTCTGTAATAGCAGTAGCGAAGTCTAACTCTCCAATTACTTGTGTAGAAATAACTAACTCTACAATAGATTCAAATCCATAAGTATTGTTATACTGTAATAACTTGCTTAAATAATGATTACGATATTTAACAAACTCAAATTGTACTTCGCCACCATTAAAAGATACATCACGACCATATCCTTTGTCTTTTTGGGATAGCTGAAAATCAACCGTAGCAAAGTTGATAGGTTCATCAATGCTTACGGTTACGTTTTCGTTATTTTTAAATCTTAATTGAAAAGTTTCTCCTGCCATAATTATACGCTTATACCAATTGCTTGAGAACGATTACTATTACTTCTTGTGATGCTGTTACCATTTCTAACATAAGATTGAAATCCGTTCTTGTCAAAGATAGTGTTTTGTGTTTTAATATTTGCAAAATTATTTTGGAATATTTCATTCATCTCGTCATAAGTTAATCCACTTGATTGTTGAGATGACATTGATATATTATTGCTTTGTAACATTTCAAATAATTGTTGTTCGTGATTCAATACCTTAGTTCCTTTAGGAGCGTCCATAAGCACGTTTCTACCTTGAGGTCTAATTACTTTACCACTTGGCAATATAACTTTTTCTTGGAAGTTACTTCCTGCTCCATCATTCACAAGCATCAAACCTCCTGAGTGATTGTCCGTACCTTGAGCGTAAGCAGGTGGTTTTTGAGCGAGTACTACCCCTGCTTGAATTGCTCCTAAAGCACCTACAAATACAGCTAATGGAATACCTGCTGGGGGAGGTGTCTTTGCGAGTGTAGCTATAATAGCTTGTGCGGTATCTATCGCTATATTAACAACAGATGCTTTTTGCTTTTGTTTAAATTCTCTTATCTCTATTTCTTTTTTCTTAGCAGCGTAATCAGCTTCAATCTTTTCTTTTGCAGCTACGCTATCTCCAGCGTTTTTAAGAGCTTCATTTTTTTGAGCATCTAAACGAGCATATTCTGCATCAAAACTTGCTTGAGAAGATTCGTTTATCATATTAAACATTTCTTGAGCAGATTCGGTTATTGCATTAAATGTAACCCCAGCGTTTTCTCCAAATCCTTCTATTTGTCCTGATAGCATTTGAAATGTTTCAGGGAATCCACTTTTAGTAGCAAACTCATCTGTAAATGACTTTAAATAATCAGCTTTCTTTTTTAATGAATCTTTTTCGTCTTTATCTACTATATCTTCTAATTCTTTTAATAAAGCACTTTGTCTTTTTTCTGATTCTAATTGGTCTTTTAATGATTCTGCTTGTATATCTTCTTCTTCTTTGTAATATCCTTGTACTCTCTTTATGTTTTCATCACGAATATTATTAATCGCTATAAATTTATTATTTTCAGCAGTTGCAATCAAATCTGAATTTCCTTCTGCTAATCTTAATTCCTCTTGGTATTTAGCTTCTACTATTGCTACTTCATCAAGAGCAACTTTAGCAGAAAGTATTTGCCTTTCTTGAAGTACTCCACTAAATGAATCTAAGCTACTACTGTCTATTTCTTTTTGTTTTTCTAAATCAGATATTTTTCTATCAAATGCGTTTTTTAATCTTTCTTCTTCTGCTTTAGCTTCTTTTTCTGCTAATTTATCACCTTCTTTATCAGCCTTATTATTAGCTTTTTCATTTGCTTCAAATTGAGATGCTTGTAGTTCTTTAGTTAATACAGTTAATTTTTGACCGTGTGTTTTAACAGCTCCTTCAGTTTTTATATAATTATCAGTAGCAGTTTTAAAGGCTTCTCCACTTGCATTTCCTTTTATCTTTTTTATTTCTTGTTCGTTTTTGTAAACCATTTGCCTTTGAACTTTCATTTGCTCTAAGGGACTAACTTCTTCACCAGCTTTTCTTCTTTGAGCAACAGATTCATTATACGCATCTAATTCTGCTCTTTGTCTTTGTTTTACTCCTTCAATTCCATTTTTTCTGTAATTAACAGCTTCGTCATAAGTATTTTTAGCTAAATCTCTTTCTTTTTGTAAATTTAATAACTTATCTTTTTGTCCTTTTAATGTTAAATCATCCAATACTTTTTGAGAATCTCCTCTCATTTTAGCGTTAGCAATTGCTATTGCTGTTTGAGCTTCTATATTCCTTGTGGTATTACTTATTCTATTATCACTATCTTTCTGAGCTTGTTCTAATGCTTTTAATGCTTTTTGAACATTACCAAGTCCCATAGCTAAATCAACTAATTTAGCACCATACACCGTAAGTATAGTAACTCCTAATGATATAGCAGTTTGCCAAGAGAAAAATGCTCCTGCAACTGTTTTAAGAATTGACTGTGTTGGCTTTCCTTCTGCTTGAAGGTCTTTGTTTTTTTGTATAAGCACACCTAACTCATCCGTTAAAATAGGAATGTTATTAGATAATGCCATAAAACCTGTCTGAACACTATTAGCAAATGCTGGAGCTTCACGAGTTAATTGATTAATAGAGTTCCCTAATCCATTCCAAGATGATGAATAGTTACCAACATTACGAGTATGCTTTCCAATGTCAGTATCAATAACTCTTAATCTACCTCCTAATTCATTAGCTTTATTTTTTGCATCTTCATATGCTTGACCTGTCCTTCCTGTTGCAACTGCTAAGTCTTGGGCAGTCTTAACTGCTAATTTGTGTTGAGCATCTAACTTTGCGTAAGCACCAACTGCATCAGTAGTAGCTTTTATATTTAATGTTGTCTGTGCATTAAGTTCTCTTTGAGCAATTGTAGCTTCTGTAACAGCTTTAGTTGTAGAAGTTCTTGCTGTTGTTGCTTGAGCTAATTTAGCATTTAAGTCTGTAAAATCTTTTATTTGTTGTTCTATTACAGCATTTAGCTTTGCGTTTTCAGCAGTAAGTTTAGCCAAATCAGCAGTACTCTTAACAGTATTTGTATTACTTCCTAACGCAGCGAATTTAGCAGATAACTCAGTGAATGTAGAGTCTACTTTGCCCAATTCTACCAATAATTTAGTTATCTGTGCAAATGCTTCACTTCCAACTACTAAATCTATCTCGTTCGACATAATGTAAAAATTTAAAGGGGATTGACCACATTACGTAGCAATCCCCATAGATATTACAAAGTTACAAAATTATTTGCTATAATTACATTGTTGTTATTATATTTTTTTATATATTTGTAAACGCAAGTGAGACTGCTGATAAAAATTATTTATAAGAACCCGATGATTAAGAGTGTCTCACCTCTTTTTTGTTGGGTTTTTAGCTTAAATAAAATATAATGGAAATATATAAAGATGTTATTGGTTACGAAGGAATTTACAAAGTATCTAATTTAGGAAATGTTAAAAGCCTTATAGGTAATAATGAAAAAATACTAAAATTATGTAGAAATGGCGGTGGTTATTCAACTGTTAATTTACATATTAATTCTATTATGAAAACAAGAACTGTGCATCAATTAGTTGCAGGAGCATTTTTAAATCATAAACCATCAAGATATAAATTAGTAATAAACCATAAAGATTTTAATAGAAGCAATAATAATGTTGATAATTTAGAGATAGTTACTACTAGAGAAAACGCTAATCAAAAACATTTAAAATCATCATCACAATATACAGGAGTTAGTTGGGATAAAAATAGAAATAAATGGAGTTCTCAAATTGTTATAAATAAAAAACTAAAGTTTTTAGGTAGATTTATTAATGAATTAGACGCTTCAGAAGCGTATCAAAAAGCATTACTAGAGTTATAATTACTTATTAGCTTTCGCTTGCTGAGCGTTTTTTTCCTCCAGCAGGTGACAAAGTTCAATCCATTCGCTTACAGTTGTCTGTTTAGCATCTATTTTATAAGCTAATCCTAATCCTAAACTTACAAGAACCATTTGCTTATTAAGACTGTATGTCTGCTTCTTCTCGTCAGTTTTTAATTCTGATTCAAGCATTTCAATTTGTGTTTTAATATTTTGCATCGAGTTTGTTATCAAAGCAATTTCTTCCGCATCACCTTCAACTGTATTTATTAAAGGCATATTAAAACCAAACTTATTTATTATTTCAATGTATTTTTGCCTTAATTCCATCTGCATATCTCCGAATCCTAACCACAGTCTTTGACATAACATCGCTATTACATTGTAACGTGTGCGTAGATTATCGATTTTCGCCCATTTCTGCAACTTTTTTACAAAAGTCCTATCATCAACTGCTTTAAAATATTCCTCTTGTAATTTGCCTTCTAATGCAGTCAATTCATCATTGTCTATTTTAGGCTGTCTACCATTGAAATCTATTATCAACCAATTGTTATCTCTTGTGGTTGTGTATCTATCCCAATTGTATAATGGCAATACCTCTATGCTATCATAATATTCAATCATATAAATTGTTTTATAAATTTCATTAATTCAGGATATATTATCTCGTAGTTTAGTTTGCGAGTATCTTCTGCATTTAAACCATACATATACTGTGTTTTAGTAAGCAATATATTTTTATTGCCAGTTCCGACTCCTGTACTATATACTTCTAATTTGTTTTCTTTTGTTATTCTAACTTTAAAATTAGCAAGGAAATCTCCTGATGCTCCAAAGTTATAAAATGCTCCAACAGATTTTGGTAATACAGTAGGTCTTTTTAATGATTCAGCAACAGCTCTTGGAGTGTATTTTCCACTAAAATCTTCAAATGGATATTGTAACCTTTGGTCATTACTACCTAATCCCGATTGCATTTGAGTTACGTTGAGGTTTATTATCTCATCTTCTTTCATAATAGCAATATCATCAACATATCCTTTTACAGAAGTTTGCATTGCTTTAGCTCTATTCATATATTCTCTTACTGTCATAGTACAAAGGTAAATAAAATTTAATTGAGTTTGACTATTTATAGTCAAAGATAAAAAAACCCGCTACAAATATGCAACGGGTCTAATAAATTAATCTAAATCTAATTCTTATGGTATTGTAACACCTGCACTTGCTCCTTTGTAAAGCAATTTAGTAGTGCTATTTTGAATAGTGTTAGATAAGATTGAAGTCGGAGTAGGAGTAGTCGCTGTAATCACAGAGAAAGTTCCACCTGTTCCCAATGCAGGAGTAAAATTAAGAGTGTAAGTCTTAGTAACTGCATTTTCAGATACTGAGGTTGGGATAATGTAACTTACAATTCCAGCAGGAGTAACTTTTCTAATCGCCCAGTTTGTTAACGGAATACCTGCAACATATTGAGAACGGTCTGCTAATGTGTTAGTAAATGACCAATTAAGGGAAGTATTAGTAACTGTACTTGTAGTCCCAAGATATAAATCATTTATACCATCTAAGTCAGATTTAGCATCAAAATCAAGAGTTTCTCCTGAAATCCATACTTGTCTTTCCATTTCTCCTGTATCAGCTAATTGAATGTTCATTTTAACCTCAGCAGGATTGTTTCCTTCTTTACCTTTGTATTGTCCTGTGAACAACATTTTAGTTTGGAATCCTTTGAATACTGTACCTGCTTTATTAGTTGTGAAAATTTTGTTTCCTTCAACATCGTAAAACGCACAGTTGTAAGCATCTTTAGAGTTAAGTTTTCTTAACGCTTTCCAAACATTTACACCGTTGTTATCAAACATCACTTCATACTCGTAAGGAAGCTCTCCTGTTACTGTTTTGTAACCTGAACCATCTGCTGTATTAATTTGTGGTTCAACAGCAGTAATTTTAAAAGATTTTATTCCTTGAAGGATAATTAAATCTCCAGCTAATTGAGCAGCCTGAACCGTAGCTAATGTTTGGTCGCCTGTTGTATTTAAAGGATTAACATAAGTGTAACTTCTCGCAGAAAGCTCAATTGTTTCTACTCTATCCCAGTCGAAAGCAGTTGCTTCCAATCCAGTTCCTAATAAGTCTGCTTTAGAGCTTGGAACTACTATTATTTGATTTGATAATGCCATTTTTTATAATGTATTTGTTATTAATTAAACGTTTTATTAATTGTTTTGTATGGAGGATAATTACTTCTCCTTTATTGTAATATTTGTCAAATGTAAATGGTTTAATTACTGTAAACTCCATCTACTTTAATTTAAAGTCACTAACTTGAAATGTAACTTTGAAACAATGATTCGGATGCAAATCATTTACTAATTTAAAATCATATCCACTAAATACTGAAGTAATGTCAGTTGTTATCTTTTTTGTAACTTCTACATATCCAATTGTAGATAAAATATTAATTACATCCATTCTAACTTCTTCGTCAGCTCTATGCTGTATCGATGGCTTACAATCTTTTACATTTACTATGAAATATACTTCTATTTCTGCATTATAGGTTGTAAAGCTATTTTGTGTAACATCTTTTTTACAAGTGAAGAAGAATTTGTTTTTATCGCTATGTATTAACGATTCGTATTCTCCTTTTCCTTTGTAATGTTCAAGTGTAGTTTTCTTATCTCTTTTAATCTCGTAACATCTTGGATAACCATCTAACTTTACATTCCATAAAGCAGTCAATTTATCATACAATTTTTTTTGTACCTTATCAACTACTAAATCTAATCCTACTGGATTTGTTTTTGTATAGTTTGCCATTATCTTAATGTATAAGCAAAGACTTGATTT